TCACCGCCGATATTTTTAAATGTTAAAAGTAAATTTTCACCACCCAAAATAGTTGCGTCAGCGTATGTAGTAACATCTTGTAAACTATTAGCAAGATCGACTAATTCATGTTTAGCAAGTCCAGCCGCATAACCTGTTGATTTTAAAACCTGTTCAGTTCTGAATAGAGCTTGTTCGTCTTCACGAAAAGATTTTATAACCCCGGTGAGAGCTGCCCCAAGACCAGCGAACGCAACGGCCGATATTTTAGCAAGATCTTTTAAACTATCTTCTAAGTTTTGGGCTTCTGTTTTAACTTTGTTAAATTCTTTTTGTAATGATGATGAATCACCGTCAATTTTAACAATTACAGATTTATCACTAGACATGTACACCTCTCGACATCATATTAGCTATAAAATCATCGTGCAACTTTTCTTGGTCTGAACTTAATTTGACAGACTTTTCATAAACATTATTTGTTTTTATTATATTTTTTTTCATATCGTGGCCGTGTAGCATGGCCAAATAACAATAGTCATTGTTTTCTCGAACATGGATTATATCCAAGAAATTACCGGCCATTTTTGGGGTAAACAACTCTAAAAACTCATGATACTTGTATGGATAATTAGAGCCTAGTTTATCGTATATTTGATCAATGTTTTGTACCTCGGCTTGATCTGAACTTTTTTTTTAGAAGGCTCACTTTGCACACTGTCCTTTATTATATTGTTGACAGTGTCAAGCAAATTTGTGTAGTTAGTTAAACCGTTGGCTAAATTATTTTCACACATCAAGTAGTATAATTTATGTATCTCCCCGGTTTCTTTTTCTTCTGAATTTATTTCAATCTTAACGTTTTTTAAAAAGTCTTTAGATTTTTTATCAAGTAAACAATAGGCTATTGTTGTCAGCTCCATAACACTAGGTTGTTGTAAAACTTGACCTAATTCCTTACCACCCAAAACAGCATTAATCTCAATCAATTTTGAAAAAGTCATGGCGGTGACGGTGAAAATCGCTGATTCACCGTTACCATAAACTATCGTAAAATCTCTATTTTGTGTCAAAGAATGTTTAATCATGAATTAGTCGCTTTAACCGTTTTTATTTGATAAACACCGTCCCTGGCTACATCACGATATAGTGACATCGTTACACTTGCTTCGGAAAATGCATTTTCACCAAAATTAATTGGTAACCCGGCACCTGCAACGCGAAAACAATCAATTAATGTTATTTCTCCGTCACCTTGTTTTTGTGACGACAAGATTAACCCAAAATCCGTGAAAACCTCGGACGAACTACCAATAATAACATCAGTGGATTTACTGTTGATAGGTCTTGAACTGAATGTAGCTGTATCTCCCGTTGTCATGCCAATAGTCCCAGCTCCGCCGGTAAGTTGTAAACCAAAACCAGGAATGTCTACAGCTGTTGAACTAGTTATGGTTAACGCTGTGCTTGTAATTTTTAACAAATCATTTTCAAAAGTTTTATTAGTTCCGTTACCAAAATCAACATCAGTAGCCGCATAAACATTTACTGTAGTTGAACTCGCAGCCTCAACGACAAAATATGAAAATTTAACATCGGTTTCGGAGCCGGATTTTATAGAAACAGACGCTAAACCAGTACTTGCAACAATAGACGTACCCTTTGCGTTGGTTATAGTTGTAACACTTCCACCGGTCTCGGCCGCATTTTCGGTTATTGATTTACCCAGTAAAGTTTGGAATAAAAACGGCGGATATTCTCTAAATGTCAATGATAGCTCAGCTGTTATAACCCCACGTTCAACTTTCCAAGCATACTTACTTGACCCTCCCATTAAAGGGACTAACTCACTTTCGCTTGTAAGTTCGGCAGACCCTAATACTTTTGCGGTACCCAAGTATTTTCTAGTCGTTATATCATATGCTGTCATCGAGTGTATGCCGTAAAAAGCAAGCGGTTGTGATAGTGCCATATTATATTATCCTTAAATTACGTTTTCCTTGATTAAATTTGCCGTAAAAACATCTGGTATATTTAGAGAGTCTATATCATCATCTTTTTTAATAACAATATAATATTCGTTTTGGCATATAACAAAATCTTTTTTAGCAATATTTTTTTTTATTTTGTTTTTCATAATTATGTATATATCTATTTAAATTAACATTACATTATAAAATAATATTTGTACATAAAATATTATTGACTTATATGACCCACAACTTGTATACCGCCCATTTTAAAAAACGACCCTTCGTTCAGTTGTATGTTTGTCGGAGCAAATTCAACTACATTTAATCTAGACATGTAGCCGAATTTTTTATAATTTTCTTGGATTATTTCTCTCAAACATCTTGTGTATCTCAAAACCTTTTTAATAGTACCGTCTTGGTTGTTGTTGTCAAATACAACCGATATAGCAAGTGTTATCTTTGTGTTTATTTTTGGGCCAACCATTTCAGTTGTTATTTCAACTGGTGTATAATATATAAACGGGTTAACGTTTAACACCTGGTCAGTTATGTCATCAAAATAACTAGTTGTATCAATAGTAGATATACTATAACCATCGTTTTTTTCAGTGTTTATAGAATTTATCTTGCTCGCTAAATTATCTTGCACAAGCGTAATGATATCAGTAATAAAAGATTCTATATCATATTTACTTAACATCACCTAACACCTCTAATTTAGCAGCCACATAGTCAGCTAAAATCCTTTCAAAACGTAACTCCTGCGCGTCATCGATAAACAAATATTTTCTTGCTGGCATTTTTTTAGTACCTTCTTGGATATATCTAGCATAACCGACGTTCGTACCTTGAATTAAAGAGTTTTTACCGATCGCACGAATAGAGTCTGAGTTGCCAAAAGCTGTTACACTATCGCGCAAATGACCGTCAAAAACTAAAATTGGTTTACCAGGTCTAACCCTATTTTTATATTTTGCGTATTTAGGCGACAACGCTGGGTACTGGCCATAACCTTTTAAAATAAAGTTTTGCTTAGTGGTTTTGTAAATATCTCTTGATATCTCACCCATAGCAAAACGTAAATTGTCAACGCTTTTAATAGCATCTTCCAAAGCTTTTTTAAAACGATTGTCGTTATCAACTTTGTAAGATACAAAACCGGTTACCACTGATCAACTCCTTTTTGAAAAAATGGCACTAAATCACTATTTTCATATTGCAAAGAACTTAAAGAACTTTGCGGTGTTATAGCCGTCTCGCCTATCAAATCCATAACCCCGTCACGAATAGCCACTAACTTACGCATAGACTCTTTATATGCATCACCGTTAGTGATATCTTGAACTACATGGTTATCCGGGATTGACCCAGATTTTTTAAGGTCCAATATTTTAGCAACTCGGAAAGTGACAATATCTATACTTATGTTTTTTAAAACGATTAAGGCTGTGGCGTCTGTTATTGGTAGAGAATATCTCTTAGACAAGTACATATCAATTGTTGCATCAGCTTGGCTAATAAAATCAGAAACAGCAGTAGAAGTAACAATACTTGTAGAACTAAATGTTGTGTTTTTAAGTTCGTTCTCAATGTCAGTCACGACTGAATATGTCATTACTCACTCTTTATAAAATCTTTTGTTAATAGAACATCAACTAGGTTTTCCGGGCAAAGATTACCAATTTCATAAAAAATATTATCGTGCATTACGTTTTTTACGAAAAGATATTTTTTAACGATTTTTTCTTTTTTAACGATTTTTTCTTTTTTTAATTCTTTTTTATCTTCTAAAACTGCTTCTTCAGCACCAAGAAAAAAATCATCAACAATGTTTTGTAACACCTTATCCATTTTCTAACTCCATGTATATAACCCCCCCATTTTTAGGGGGGTTATTGTATTATGCTATTGCGTCTTTTATTAGATATGCTGCTTTTGCGTTAGAAATTAATTGATCATAACTATCGTCAACAAGAACTTTTAAAGCCCCGACCGGGTCTTTCACAGGGTCTTCATTAACGCGGCGCGCCATTCCTTTTTGGAATCTGTAACCTAATGATATTTGTCTTTTTGCGGCCTTAGATGGGCATACCGCGAAAAGTATATGTTTACCCCAAACAGGAGATAACACATCTGTTTGACCTTCCGCAGCTGAATTGTAAACAGATTTACCGATAAGCAAACGATCAACTCCCAATGCTGTTGCCATTTCTAAATCGTTTAAACCACCTGTTCGATTGTACTTATAACCCAGTTGGTCTAACAACTTAGAATGTGTTCTCAATTTATTATACGTTGCAAAAGACATTATGGCTACGTTAGGTACCATTCCAGTATTTGATTGTACGGTCCCGATCGCTGTTGTAAAAACGCCCAACGGGTCGGAGTTAGTAAAATCAGATAATTGAGATGTACCCGACAAAGTAACGTTTTGAGTGATAACTGATGTGTCTGTTATTGTATCAGCTAGCGACTTTTCTTTCTCCAAAAAAAGCAACCCGACCAACTCTTCGATTGCGTCAACTTTTGCATTAAACGGGTCAGTTGTATTAGCAAAATCTTCTTCCGCTAAAATGTCACTAAGACCGTGTTTTTCAATGTTATAAGTATCGGTTGAATATTGACGCGTATCTATGCGTCTGTATTCATTTTTACCACCCGTGACGGACGAAACAATACGTAAATGATTGTTGCCGTATTTTCCTATTTTACCAGTAGTTTGTACAACTTGTACTTCTGGCAAAACATCTTCACAGATAAAACCTTGTGGGACGATCTTATTTGATAAATTGTTTAAAAGTTGTAACTGAACTGGTGTTGATAATGTTCCTACCATAATATTTTTCCTTTATATATTATTAACTTAAAGCAACTGAGCCGACATTTTCAACAATCGACCCATTTCCAGACGAATCAAAAAGAACTGTTATAAATTCATTTGGTGCGTTTAATGTCACAACTGTATTCGTCCCATTCCATGTTCCGGCCGTCAATGTAACCGTGTGCGCGGCTGTACCGCTAGCACTTTTGTTTTTTACAGTAAATAGCCCAATATGGTTAGTAGCATTTGCAATAGTTGTAGCAATAACGGTACTGTTATGTGCGAGTTCTATCCCGTCAACACCAGGCTGAACAGTCCCTGTCGCTGTAAAAAGCTGAGTTGTCCCGGATGATACTTTTGGTGTGACAAGTACGCCGAAAATATCATTGTCAACTGCACTTTCTAAAGCTACCGCAACAACATTATTACCGGAGTACGCTTTTATCAAATCACCGTTAGCGTCAACACACAACTCGTCACCAGCCGCAATAGTTCCACCAGCTGTCGCCTTTGCCCCACCGCCTACGCTTGCAATTTCCAAATAACTACCCACAGCAGAATCAGCGGCGTTCATCAAAAAACCTATCGCTTGTGAGTTTGAGCTAGCCTTGTCACATTTTCCATCAGAAGACAAAACAATAGCTTTATATTGGGCTGCTGAAAGATCTGACCCAGATTGTAAACTTAATATAATATTAGGTGTTGGATAATTAGCCATATTCTTTTTCCTTTTAAATTTTTATTTTAACAAATCTGGGTTAGATTTTGCGACAATTTTATAAGCGTCTATATAAGATATTCCGTTTTCTTTTATATAATTTTCAACTTTTTCAGCGAACAAAACAGCGTTATTTTGGTTTTCAGAAACGTTATCGGCACTTGTGCCAGCCGCAGCCAAGTTGATTTTTACAGCATTTTCGGCAAACGCGATCATATCACCTTTTAAGTAAGCATCCCTTTGAGCCTCGACAACTTTACCGGACGCAAACATTTCATTAAATTTTGCTACTTTTTGTTGTAAATCCAAATTAGCTTTTAAAATTTTAACTTCGTCAGTTAATTTTTTTACAATACTATCATCAGCTAATTGTTTTTTAGAATCAATATTATCGCTTGTTTTTTTAGTGACTAAATCTAATTTTTCAGCAATTTGAATCTTTTGATCATCACTTAAACCGCCGATAGCTTGTAAAATAGTTTCAAAATCCATATTATCGTCCTTTTTTATAGTGTTGTTGTCATGTTCGTTAAATACGGGTTTCATGTCTTTAACGTGTGGCCTGTTGGTTAATCCCGCTCCAAGTAAAGTTGGTCCGTATTTTTTTCTTGTTTCCGAGTCTATGTAATCGATATCAAATTCTGCCGAAAGATATTTTATTTCTTTTTTATTAATTTTTTCTAGGGCTTTTTCGGTCCACTCAACTGTTGCGAATAATCTGGTATCATTATCTTGCAAAACTATATCTTTTATCCAGCCAGCAGCTTCAGCATAATATTCGTGAAAATAATCTATAGCTATATCAATTCTTGTAGCTCTCTCATAAAAATTTTTTTTAAACGATCTTAATACGCCTGCTGTTATTTCAAAATAACCGTATAAAGAATGAGTAAAATTACCTGTACGAATAATCTCTACTGGTTCACTTGAGTTTTTAATCTCTTGCAAATAATAATGTAGTTTTTTTGTCAATTTGTACCACTTTTATTTATAAACACATTAAACGCTATCATAAACTTTTAATCTTGTATATTAAAATTTTTTGCTTTTTAATATTTTTTCGATCTCCTCTTGTGACCCTGTCGGTTTTAAACCAATCGGGTTAATTGGTTTATTGCCCTTTTGGCCTACAAGTTGTGCTTTTACAGTTGTCTCACAATTGTGATGATATGGTGGTAAATCGGCGGTCTTATATTCATCTTTCGAAAACACACGACCTACTAAATTTTGACAAATCAGCGCGTCGGGTGAAGGATTAACTATAACAAAACTTTCTATTTCTTCGAACACCCCCGGAGTTTGAAAAACTTCATTTCTTGCGGAATTAACTGTATTTGATACTAAATTTTTTGCAGCCGTATCAATCAAAGTAGATATATCAACATAATTTTCAGCAGCAAATCGCATGTCTGCCATAAGTGAATCTATCGAATCAGTTGTATCTAACTTTTGTGATATAGCAAATACCATTCTCTTTTTAAGTTCGTTATCTTGATCATCAACAACAAACTGTATAACCGACTTCAACTTTTCCCGGAGTTGTTTAGGTACGTTTTCCAGAATGTTGTTATAATCATCAAATTTTATATTTTTTATTTTGAGCTCTTTTAAAACTTTGTTAACGCTATCAACCGTTATGCTCGCAATAGGTAATCTAACTTTTGTTAAATAGTCGTTGTGCCCTGGTATAATTGTTTCTTCCAATATTTTACGGCGTTTGTTAGGTTTTTTTTCATCAACAAATTGTTTTTTAACTTTTTTTATAAATTCCTCATATCTAATTGTAAGTTCAGTTTTCATTACATTTCTTATGTCTTCGGTTTTTCTTTTAATATATAAACTTGCGTTATCACTTTCAGACAAAGTTATATGGTTATTTACGCACGAATTATCAGAAAAACCAGGTGTTAAGTTAATATTGCTAATTAACAAATCTTGTCGGGTCTGATCTTTTTGTTCTTGGGTTCTAACAGGAAAATCATAGTCCCTATTTAAAACATCTTCAAGTTGATCTGAAGGACTTATTAACCCCGCATTTTTAAGTATTGCCGCCACTTCAGCCCTTTCTTTACTACCTTTTGTAGCAATATCAGTAGCCTTTAATTGTGGGTATTTGACTCGCTTACCAAATTTAGAATCAACAAGTTT